CCCAACACCAGAACCAACAGCGACACCAGAACCTTCTTCATCACCTAGTCCTTCCCCATCGCCTTCGAGTGAGCCAAGTCCAGAGCCATCTCCAACTCCGACTGTCTCACCTTCACCGTCTCCCACTCCGACTTCTGAACCCACACCCACTCCGACTCCAACTCCGACTGCCGTAGCAACGCCTGAGCCAACTCCTTCTCCAAGCGCCACACCCGTAGCAACACCGACCAGTAGCCCAGAACCGAGCCCATCAGTAACCCCAACACCAACACCACAACCAACTCCAACTCCAACTTTACCACCTGCAGTAGAACCTACACCAACACCAACACCTATAGCTCCACCAGTGGTCCCTGAGCCCACCCCGGTTCCAGAACCTCAACCTGCTGTTCAACCTGAACCAACCCCTGTTCCCCAGCCAACACCGGTGCCGCAACCTGAGCCAACACCCGTACCTCAGCCAGAGCCGCAACCACAGCCTGAGCCTGTGCCAACGCCAGTCCCACAACCTGAACCTGTGCCTTTGCCTGAACCATTACCCGTTCCTGAACCTGCTCCAGTAGAACCACCTGTGCCCGAGCCTGCTCCAGAGCCCGCTCCAGAACCTGCGGAGCCACCCGTTGCAATCCCTGACCCTGAGGGAGCGATTGGCGAGCCACCTATTGACCCACCCAAAGAAGAGCCATTACCACCCACAGAAGAGCCACAACCACCGGTAGAACCCGAAGCGCCACCCGTAGAACCTGAGGCGCCCCCTGAGGAAGCTGAGCCACCCGTGGAACCAAAACCAACACCAGAGTTACCAGCGCCAAAGCCACAAAATCCGTTACCAGAATCACAATTACCTCCACCACCACCCGAAGTAGCAAGTGCTACCAAGGATGGAAATATATCAGATAAAGAGGCTGATGCGGTAGTCGATGCTTTAGGTAAGGACGGCACTATTACAAACGCTGAGGTTGCATCTCTTGTTGCTGCCCTTGCACCTAAAGGTCAAGAGCTTACTGAGGATCAAAAAGACCTTGTTGCTGATGTAATCGTTGAGCAGTTTAAAGGTGAAGATGCAGTACCAGCTTCGGCTTTAGAGGCTGCCGGCATTGAGTTTAAAGACTTGCCCGCAGAACAACCTGTAGAGGTTAGGCAGGATGAAAATGGAAATGAAGTTATCATTACAGCAGACGTTGCTGCAGCCCTCGTGTTACTAGAGAACCCTGCGGAATTAATTGGCGCAATATTTGATGACCCTGGTCAAGCCCTCCAAGCAATTGGAAGTATCGGTGCAGATATGTCCACAGAAGAACGTGAAGAAGCAACAGAAATGGTAGTTGCTACTGTCATTGCAGCAGGTGCTGCTATGAATGCAGTAGCAGCCGCAGGAGGAACTACAACAAGTGGTTCAACCGGTGGCGGTAGTAAAGGCGGAGGCGGAGGCGCTTCCGGAGAATCTAAAGGCGTTAGGAGACGTAAGCCGTGAGAGTAATAAAAGACATGATTGATCAACTATGGACATTGTTAGGCATGTTTATTGCCTGGGTTGTTCTTGATGAATCCGCAAAGACAGTAGTTGGTTACGCAATCATTGGAACACTAGTTGCTTGGGCTGTTACCTACCCCCTTCGTAACCCAAAAGACGAGGAATAATATGAAATCAATTGGAAACATTATCCTGAGAATCGTTGCAACATTTGCTGCTAGCGGTTTATCAGTTATAGGTGCCGGAGCAGTAGCTGGTATATCAATAACAAAAGCAGTTTTAGTAGCTGGTCTTACATCAGTTGCCGCAGTCGTAGAGAAACTAGCACGTGGCTTTATGAATGATGGCAAGCTAGATCTTGAAGAAATCAATGCCGCATTTGCAGCAGTTGATGTTAATTCAAAGACAGCCGCTGACTTAAAGGTAGAAGCAAAGCAATCTGGACAAGACATCGTAATATCCGCTGGTAATAAGCCAGACGGTGAGGTTCCAGAAGAACAACCAATTGATGAAGATTGGGACAAGCGATAATGGCAGATAAAGGAACAGTAGCTAAACTCATTGAAGTAGCTACAGCAGAACTAGGAACTATTGAAGGCCCTAAAGATAATGAAACAAAGTATGGCAAGTATGCAAAGGCTAACTTCCAACCTTGGTGTGGGTCATTCGTAAACTGGTGCGCTAACGAAGCCGGTGTAAAGGTACCTAATACCGTTTATACACCTGGTGGAGCAGCAGCATTTAAGAAAGCTAACTCTTGGATTGATGGCGACATCGCAGATCCGGAACCAGGAGATATTGCCTATTTTGATTTCCCATCGGATGGCGTCGATAGAATTTCTCACGTTGGAATTGTTGTCAAGGACAACGGTGATGGAACTGTATGGACTATTGAAGGAAATACAAGCCCAGATGAAAAAGGCTCACAACGTAACGGTGGTCAAGTTTCTAAGAAGCTTCGTGCTTATAAGAAAAACCCTAAGAAGGTTATGATCTCTATCGTAGGATTTGGCCGCCCTAAGTTTGGCGGAGCCCCTGCAGCACCTGTAGCTACTAAGTGTTCTTGCTGCGGTAAGTAATGTACTACCTCACACACATCACATTCCAAGGGATATTTTTAGTAACTTTAATTACAGTTACAACCCTTGGAATGTGGTGGTCTGAGCGTTAGTTTACAAGATTATTTTTAATTTCTTGTAAAACAAGATTACCCATATTTGCTGATTCAAACAAGTCATAACGTTTTTCCATAGATTTTTCATTTACGTAATAAGCAGTGCATTGAGCTGAGTAATCAAAAAGTTTAGGGGTAAAAACAAACCTTTTAAGATTTATTTTTTTATCCGTATTAAACGTTGCGTAAAATAATGGTTCATCAGACTCAAAAGAAAGTTTTCCTTTTGGTTCCCAAGTCTGCACCTCAAAAATAACAGGTCTGAACCATTTACCAATATCATATTGACCAGGAACAGCGGTAGCGTACCTAGTGTATTTAGGAGGATGAAACATTGGTGGAGTAACAGACATAATTAAAGGCTCGTCAGAAAAGAAAATCCACCTAAGTTGAAACTCAATAGTTGGTTTTTTGTTTAAAGCCGGAGGACGTCTAACTACACCATTTAAGTACCGCTCTCCTTTAGGGGTTAACTTAAGGTTTTGTGGATCTGAAAGGTCATAATCATAACTAGAAGACCTATTATTTTTAAAAACAACAGTCCTAGTAAACGTAGATACCGCTGCAGGACACGATAAAAAAGTAGTTGGTCCTCTAGTAGGGTTTTTTTCATCCATTAGCTCAGAATGTAAAGATTTAGGGCTTTGATACAACAACTCACCTCCGGCAGCCATCCAAGGTTCTTCTGTATTCATAGAAATAGCAGGGGCCCAATAAACATTTACCTCATTAGAGTCGGTCATTAATACCACCAAGTACAACTAGTTCTCGTCGAGGATCAAAATCCTCACCAACAACTAAAGAAATAATTCCTGGTGCGCTTTCAAGCCCAGACTTATCACGGAACCAAGCAGATCCGTTATCCATTGCTGGGTTTTGAATAAATAACCGTGGTCCAACATTCTGTGAACGATAATGGTGATAGTGACCAACGTTAAGAATGTCAGCGTGAGCTACAGAACAACGTCCCATAACTTGACCTTGCCACCACTTAACCATGTCACGTGACTGATGGCCGTGAGCCATGCCGTACATAACTCCACTTAAATCTATTGTAAGAGTGCTGTCATCTGCTGCTGGGTAGCGGAACTCAACGCGATCACGTAAAAACTCGCTCTCCTTACAGATGTCTTCAACCTGAGCAACTACATCAATCTGCCAAGAGTCTTCAGGGCGACCTACTAAGAAGCGCTGTACTTCATCGTGGTTACCTGGCACTACCGGAACAATTATCTTGTCAGTTAAAGGTGCAAGGGCTTTAATTTGAGCAAGAAGCATTCTGCGTCCAACTCGTACTTGCTCTGAAACACCAATGTCATGTCGTCCCATTACCTTACCTTTTTGACTTGTCATTCCCTCAATACAATCGCCAAGTTGTGGCAAAGCAATCTGTTTGATTCCATACTTACCGGCTAAGTACTCGTGGTGTGCAACAGCTTCGTCAATAGAACTAAGTACTCTGTCAATAATAGCTGGCGTGTCATCTTTACCGTATTGAGTATCACCAATGCTGTATACAGCAGTTAGATCACCTGATGACTTAAGAACTTTGGTAGGTTCCCAGTTAACAATTAAAGATAGTAGTTGCTCTAAGTCGTAGTCTGGTGCGGTTGATTTGCCTGAAGGAACAACGTTAACTCTAAATGACTCTAGCCAATCTCCATTAAATGTTTGCCAACGTGAACGTCGATGAGATACAACAATCCACTCAGCTGGGTCTAACTTTGCTTCAATAAGAATTTCTTCTGCGCCAGGAGTATTACCATCTGGGCGTGGAGTAGAAACAATGAAGCCACCATCTGTTCCAATTTCAGAACGTGGTCGCCATGCTTCTGGAATATTTTTACTTGTTTTATCAGAACCTTGATTACTGGTTTGAATTATTGAATCATAATCATCTGCTAAAGACATACACAATCTCCTTGTCGGTGGTCACGAACAGCGGTCTTGCCAAACGTGCCCCCGGCACGGCGGAGTAACATAAATAAATCTTTTGTACTTAGATCATCATCTTCAATAGCTGTGTCTAAAGCTTTTTTGTCTTCTTCAGAAAGGGTAGCTGCCCATTGTCCTACGATGCACGCTTTCAAAGTATTCATAGTCTTTACTTCGGTGTACAGATCTTGCAATGACATTGGTGCCTCCAAGTTTTAGTCCAATTGCAGTACTAGGCCTTAGAGATGAACTCTAAGACCTAGTTACTAGCATACATCAAATTAGTAAGAAGTGCTATTGCCCGAATCAAAGTTTGTACGATCACGCTTTGCAGCGGTAGAAATGATTCGTCCGTTAGCCTGTGTTGCACCGGCTGATGGATCTGTCATCTTTGTATATCGAGGGCCGCCTTTAATTGAATAGGCTGCTCCTGCACGATCTTGTCCTGTAGCAGGGACGTTGCTACGTGGTGCACCCTTTGATCCGTATGGATCTCCAGCTGCTGTGTTTTTCTTTGGTACAAGTGTGCCTGCCTTTGGTGATGCAGATGGAGATGAAAACTTAAGTCCATCTCTGTTCATAGGCGTGCGACCTTGCTTTGCCATACCTGCAAGCGCCTCGTCAGGGCTTGGGTTCGAGCTTTTTGCCATGGTGTTCCTAACTGTTAAGAGATCTCTTGTAATAAAGAATATATCAATTTACATTGATAGTAAAGACTATTGCTGAAATTTGTCCGTCACGAGAATCTACTGTAGTAAATCCTGGTCGGCAGCTGAGGTCTAGACCTCTAGGTGCGACATAGCCACGGGCAATAGCAATTGCTTTTACTGCCTGGTTTACTGCGGAAGCTCCAACAGCCCTCAATTTTACTTGTGGACGCTCATATAGAGCGTGGGCTATAGCTGAGCCTACCGATTGAGCATTAGAACCGGCGCTTACACGCAGGAACTGTTCTTCGGTTGAATCTTTATCTATCACGTTTTGTAGTCCTTAGGTTTCGATTTAGAGTTGCCCTCTAAGGTAAAAGGTACGTGATTTAAGGGGTTAAGTCAGGGTATCCAGCTTCTTTTAACAGCCTGATTAGATCATCTAAACGTAGAACTGCTGGCCAATCCCCAATGCTTGCTGGACCTTGACCATTAAGACGAAGTACTGCAATAGGCAAAATTTCCCCATCACCGCGTTCTTTTAGCTGTTTTATAGCAGCGCTAGGGTTGAAATCTTTTCTAGCCTTTACTTCCCAATCAATGCCTATAGTTCCGGTAACGTCAGTACCAGTCCTACCCGCACCAGTAGATTTTGCGTAAGGCCAGCCCTCTACTACTAACTTATCAGCCAGTATGTCCTGTGACTTATACCCACGATGTTTTCTACTCTGGGAAGGCATTGCGCATCCTAGTAGTAACTAATACCTCTAGATCTTCTAGGGTACCGTTGTTTACAAAAATCTGACTTACTTTGTATCCGTCTAATTCAGATTCGGAAACGTGGTCGTTTACTGGACCAAACCCAACACGCTTTACACGCCAAAGTTGACCACCTAAAAGTTTAATCATTACAGCTTCATTTTCAAACCTAACGTCGGTAACTACAATACGTTCGCCGCTACCTATATTCTTCAACGCAGTAGCGATCCAAATGTCCTCGTCAATTAGTTTTCTAGCGGTGTTACCTAAGTCTTGCAATAGCCTACGAACTTGAGGCTCTTGCTTTGCGTTATCCCAACCAACTAAGTTTACAAGGTCCTGTAAGTAGCCTGTAGGGCTGCACGCAACCATAGGATTAATTCCGTACAAGAAATCTCTAATTTTGTCTGCAAACGCAATGCGACGGTAGCCGTACTTCTCTACCAAGATAGAAGCAACAGTGTCTTTGCCAGACTGTGCGTAACCAGTTAAGCCAATGATTTCATACCCAGGGTGGCCAGTAGGACCTTTAGGTAAACCTAACTCTTCGTCAGTAAATAAAGATAATTGTTCGTAGCTCATGGTGTCATCCAAGTGCTTCTACCAACAGCCTTGTTGATGTTTACTCGTCTTGTAATCTCCCGATTAATAAGAGAAATGTCTTTAGACAAACGATCAGAGATAATGTGGATTAAACCGTGATAGTTAGAAAGCTCTTGAAGAGCGGTCAACTTCTCTTGATAGTCTGGGTCAACTTCTACTTCCGCATCAATCATAGAAACGGCTATTCCGGAGCCTTTCAAAGATAACTTCTTCTTAGCTTTAATTAAAGCTAGATTCTTATCTGCTTCTGCTTTGTCTACCTCAGCACACCAAAGCTGCAAACTTATAAACTCTAGGTAAGCAACATACTTAGCGTACAGGTCCATAACCTCTTCTTCCATCATCCCGGTAATATCTGCGGGAAGGGATGGAGCGCTATAGGTGTATGCCTCATTTACTACTAACCCTTGCTCCTTAAGAGCACTTATAGTTTTACTGCTAGCTACAGCAGCCCTTAACTCAATTGGACTCATACTACGTTCTCCTTTTCCCAGTTGTTCCATTCTTCGTTTATTTCTCCGACGTCTATTGTTTCATCAAATCCATTTTCACGTAAATATTCAATAAAATCATCGTCAGCCACGTATACCGGCAAACCGTTTATTAACAAACCGTTATCAAGCCATTCGTAAGTTATTGTTTTCATTTTCATTACCAGTAAATCCATATCATGGCTAAAGTCCAGCCACCTATAACCACTGTCCAAGCAATAATTCCATTAATAACTTTACTATTTGTCATTATAACTCCTTCTCAAAAGCCTGAATAGTTGGACAAGGATAGGAGTTACCTTCGAA